CACAAACTGGTAAAGAAATCAAAATCGCTGCTTCTAAAGTTCCAGCATTCAAAGCTGGTAAAGCTCTTAAAGACGCAGTAAAATAAAGCGATTCTAAAAGCCTGTCATATCAAGCATTTTAGCTTGTGCGACAGGCTTTTTTTGTGTCCAAGGGGCAAAAAAGGGGCAAAGTATTTATAAATTATCTAGTAAGTCCAGAATGTTGTCGTCCATCTTCTTGGTCACATGGGTGTATATCTTGTTAGTAGTCCGAGAGTCGGAGTGGCCCACTCGTGACATGATGGCTTTCAGTGGGACATTATTCTCTGCCAGTCTGCTGACAAGCGTGTGTCTGAATATGTGAGATGTTAGATGCTTATCTATTGGTTCATCTAGTCTTTCATTCGCTCGCTTAATGGCCAAATTGAAAGAGTTATTCTGGATAGGTATTCCATTTTTGGTAACGAAGATAAAGCCGAGATCAGTGAATCCCTCTCGTGTATTCTTTGATAGTTCATTGATTTGAATGAACTTTTTCAAAATCTCGATTTCTCTTTTCGAGAGCGACACTGTCCGAAAACTTGCAACAGTTTTGGTTGTGGTTTTTAAACCCTTGGCATATCCTACAGTTTTATCAAGTGTCCCGTGGATATGCACAACCTTCTTGTCAAAATCAATATTCTCTGGTTTTATTGCGATTGCTTCACCTATCCTACATCCATTGTAAGCCATAAATTCTGCGAGCAGTCCAATTCTGTATGTTTTATCTGTTCTGTACAGTTCATTTAGCAATCTTTTTAATTCATCTGATTCGAGAAATTTCTTTTCGGTCTTCTCTAAATCTTCTAGCGTCTTGACTAACTTCGGAAGTTTTGCCCGTCTGGCTGGATTGTCTGAAATGTATTCCATGTTCACAGCATAATCAAAACTTAGATTCAAGATCATCTTATATCGTTCTAACTTTGATCGACTAGCTTCACAGTCGTTCAAAAACCTCTGAATATATTTCGCATCCACGTTTCTGATTTTTAGAGATAAATCAAAAACTTCTTTAAAGTCTTTCACGCTGCTTGAAAGGGAACTAACAGAACTGCCCTTTATTTCTTTTTGGTAAAAAGCCCACCATTCATCTAAAATCTGACCATATTCCGCATCTGTTGTCTTGATACGCATCAGAGCTTCCTCTATGCGAGCATCAAGAAGTTTTTGAGCCTCTTTCTTTGCCCGTGATGATCCATTATCTAGCGTAACAGATACCCTTTTCCATTTCTCGGTATATGGATCTTTGTATCTTTCAAAGTATTTATATTTTCCGTTTGGTAGACTTTCGATCCACATTGTTTATCACCTATTTTCATACAGACCACTTTTCGAGGTGGTTTTTTATTTGTTTTCTAAAATTTGGATCTTTTCAGTGAGATCGTTTATCTTTGCGACATCACTATTTAGATTATTGATGTAATAATTAACCTCATTATAGCGAGGGAAATCAAAAGAACGATCCCAAAAGTCTTGCATTGTCGGTCTAGTCAAAAGCAAGTCTACATATTCTTTTGTATAGTAGTCTGGGCCAGCAGAGATAGTCGTTACAACATTTATTCTTTCTGGCAAGGTTCTTTTTTCTTTCTTTTTGAAGAGGAAATCAAAAAATCCCATATCATGTCTCGCTTTCTTCTCTGTACACATCCACAACTTTTCCGATGATTCTAAAATCACTATCGGAATTGATCAGTATATCTTTGTATTTCTTATTGAAACTTCTTAGATAGGCCTTATCCTTCTCGATAATGAGTTGCTTGATGTAGGCTTCCCCTTCGTAGTCAAACACTCCAACCGTACCACTTGGGAGCTCTACCGTCAATTTAACAAATACATAATCACCAGATTTATAATCTGGCTCCATAGAATCTCCATAAATTGGGCAGACAAAGTCAGCATCCACCTTCACAGGTAGTTGGATTGTCTCTATCTGTACTTCGTTCAGATATTGCCCTGTACCAGCAGATACAGGCTGGTCGTAGTAGTTATAGGCTATATATTCTACGAATATATCATGGACTTCAGCATGCTTTTTCTTAGCTTGTTTTTGCTCTTCCAACTGTCCTTCTGCGTAAGTCAGTACATTATGCTGGTATGGTTCTGGGTCGAGTTTAGATAGTATTTCTTCGATACTCTCGATAATAGAATTGTCTGATTGTTTTAAAACAGGAAATAGATCATCTATAGTGACATTAAGTGCGTTCGCTATTTTAAATAAGGTGTTCTTCTTTGGAGTCCTAAACCCTTTTTCATAATTAGCAATCGTTGTATTTCCCATTTCAATTAGGTCTGCTAGCTCTTTCTGCGTCAAACCTCTTTGGTCACGAAATTCTTTTATTTTTAACCCAATGTAAATGGCTAATTCTTGATCAGTCATATTCATCACCTTTTTTTGTACATTTTATAGGTAGATTATAACAAATACTTCACGTTTTGAAAAGTTTTTTTATTTTTTCGATAAAAAACTATTGACACTTCACGAAACGTGAAGTATAATATAATCAAGGTTAAGGAATTAACCCAAAACAAAAGAAAGGAAGGACAGTATGCTGAACCGAAGGCAAAAGAAAAAAGACCCTTGGTTGACACAACCAAGAGCCACAGTCATAGCAGCGATCATAGCACTAATCGCTGTGATACTTCAACTCTTATTTAAATAAGAGTTACGCACGAAGTTGTAGGAGGGGCGCAAGCCCCAACCCTACGACTTAAGTTTAGCATACTGTCCAGAGAAAAGCAATGGACGACAAAAGATGGGAAATCGGTGGTTTGATCGCTATAGGAGTGATTATTGTGATTGTAATTTTAAATTTAATTAGATAGGAATGAAGAAAATGAAAACGGCAAGAGTAAAAATGTTCAAGGAACGTCCAAACGGAGACCTAAGCGAGTTCATAATAGAACTAACAATCCCAAGTCGTCGTCGATATGGTGCAGTAATTAGAGAATACATCGAGTATTATAACGCTAAAAATTTTGCCAAGATATATTTTTACGAAGTGCTGGAACTAGAGATTTCTAAAAACTAGAGGGGAGTAAAGAGATAAAAGTGTAGAATGAGGAAAACAGAATGAAACCTAAACGATATCCGTATAGTGGAAAAAGAAAAAAGCCTATCGAGATGTCGATAGACTTACTAACGAGAATTAGCGCTCTTGAAGCAAAAACAGCCAATTTGGCAAGTCACGAAATATTCAGAAATCCATCTTCACGTTCTTCAACTGTATAACCTGCACTTATGCACTCGGAAATAATTTCATCTTTAGGAATTGCATAAAGTGATGGATCTATGTGACAAACCTTATATAATGGATCGCTTAGAATTGTTTGAATGGTGCGATCTAAATCATCCCAGTTATAGTTAGGATAATTCTTTTGAGGTCTAGGTCGTAATTTTGACATAGCGTTTCTCCTTTCTATTGGATTTTGACTAAAACGGTGAGAGGTCTCAGTCAAATATATTATAGCAATCAAGGAGAAAATATCATCCGTCTTAAGAATGATATAGGGGGTTAAATGGAGGATAAAATCATAGAGCTGGCTGATTACTTTATCAGCGAATCTAAAACATACAGAGAAGCTAAAATAGCGTGTGAAAAGCTATTAAAACAAGTCACCCATGAGATAGAACTCAGGGCGCTAGAAAGTGAGACGAGATAATGGTATTTATTTTGACGATTTTGACAAATATGCTAATAACTTTTATTTTCTTAAATCTTTATAGTCGGTATTTAGCCAAGGAACTAAAGAAAATTGAAGGCAGAGTTCTTGTTTATCTTCAATTAAAAACTATGTTACAAAAAGATTCTCCGAGTTCGGTCAAAGAGTAGTGAGAATGTGCAAATTAGCCGATGCGCTAGAAGTCAGCTTGGACGAATTTAGATAGGAGGTGAAAGAATGCAGATTCTGCTATATAAGTTGAGAAAAGAACACGGTCTTTCTCAAAGAGAGATGGCAAAATTGATAAATAAAAGTGAAGTTTCTTATCGAAATAAAGAATTAGGGAAGACGGACTTCACTCAAAGCGAGATGTTTATAATCGCTCAACATTTCAATAAAGAGTTGGGCGATATATTTACACCCTAAACTTCACGAAACGTGAATTTAAGAAAGGAGAATTCATGAATGAAATGATTTTGTCGGACAGCATATCTCAAATTGAACTAGAGATAAATTATCACAAACAAATTGCTGGCCAGTCAATTTGGGAAATTGGTAGGCGCCTCAACCATGTTAAAGAAAATGATCTGGCACATGGAGAATTCGGAGGATGGCTTGATAAAATCGGTATCCATTACCGTGAAGCAAACAGAATGATGACAGTTGCAAAACAACTACCAAATGTGACAACGTTGTCAGATTTAGGAACTTCAGCTCTCTACCTCATTGCAACTCTTCCAGAAGAGGAAAAACAGGAGCAGATTCAGCGTATCGAAAACGGTGACACTCTTACGGTGCGAGAGTTGCAGGAAGTTAAAAAGAAACTCAAACTAAGCCAACAAGCAAATGAGCTCCTGAGGGGCGAGAATGAGGCTCTAAAGGCTTCTAAAGTAGAAGTGAGGGAAATCATCAAAGAGGTGATTCCGAGCGACTACGATGCCACACAGAACCTCAATAAGCAACTGATGGAAAAGAACAAACGGCTATCAGAAAATAACAAGGCGATGGAAGAACGAGCAAAATTCATAGAGGATAAACTTTCAGAAATGATTTCACAACGTGAAGAAGTAGATGAAAAATCCAAGCAGTATGATGAATTGACGCAAGCCATCAAGCAGTCGCAGGGTCAACTTGATAGTGTACAGAAGCAAATCGCATCTTACAAGAACATCACAAGCCTCTTGCAAAAGGGGAATGACTTTCTCGCAAGCATGGGCGGTCTGATTTATGCAGACGAAGAAAAGGTTCTTCGTGCAGATGGAATCATCAGAAGCGAATTTGACAGCTTTGTTAGTCGAGGGCTTCGATTCTTCAACGACTTGGACAGAATCAGAAAACAAGAAAGCATTTTAGAAGGAGAGTTTGAATGAACGAACTAACGAACCAACAGAACCAACTCACGACAGAAGATGTCATGATCCACACTCTTCAAGAGTTGAAGAAAATAAAAGAGAGCCAATCAGTCCTCTCTGCAGATGTCGACTATTTGAAGAATGAGCAACCAGTCAATCCATCGATTTGTTTGGCGCTTGAAAAGATGCGAAAAAAGAAAGTGGTTGAATTGCTTGGTGGTAAGGATAGCCAAGCATACAAAGATCGAAAATTTGCGCAATCGGTATTTTCACAAGCAGCGAAAGATTTTAAAGAATATTTTCGCATCCCTCGCTATGACTTGCTGAAACGTAAAGACGAAGAGCAGGCCTTCGACTATTGGGAAAGCTGGCAACCATCTGCAAATACGAAGTTAGAAATCAAGGCACGAAATGGGCAGATGTCTCTCGTGGGATAGGTGATGCGATGAAAGAAATCACATACAAGCCTGTATCCATTGATGAAAAAGCGGAGTGGGGCGATTACGAGCACTTAGTTCAGAAACGGGAAGGGTTGAAGCCTCGGACAGCAAGAGCATTTGTCGAAGAAATGCGAAAACATCCGGAGTTTCAGGCCTTTGTTGAAACGCCAACTCACAAGCTGGTATTCGTCCATTATAAAGGTTTCCATTTATTTCTAAAGTGGAAAGAGCGCAATCGCTATAGGACAAAAAAAGAGAGCATGGCAGACATGCTCCGAGCAATTGAAGAACAGGAAAAACTGATCGAAAAAATCAGTTCGTAAAAAAAGCCCCTTTACAAGAAAGAGGCTCGCCAAATAAATTATAAGTTAATTATAACACAAGGAGATAAAAAATGCTAGAGCCAACACTAACAAGCCAATTACTAGGTGCAGGATCAATTGCAATCAGTTTCTTTGTAGCTGGTTTGCTCACTTCATGGATCGAATGCCGAAAGAAAATGCGTGAGGTAAAAGAAGGAACGTTGAAGGCCTTCGAAGAAGGACTCCCAGAACACAATGCACAAGTCATTGAAGATTATGAAGATTTCCTTGCTGAACAACGCAAAACCATCAATCTATACACTGATTCGCCAGAGGTTCCGTTCCATGTTTTTTAAGAAATCAAAGATCATCAAGCAACAACAGGAAGAAATCGATTATTTGAGACGAATGAACAACGAACATAATGTTATAAATCGTGTCACATTAAAACGAGAGCGTGAACTGTTGAAAGAGAACGAGCAACTGAAAGCCGAATTAGAAATGTATAAATCGGCTATATACAGAGAAAACGAATGAAAGGAGATTAAATGGCACAACGCAGAATGTTCAGCAAAAAAATAACTGAAACAGACAATTTTCTTGATATGCCTCTATCAAGTCAAGCTCTCTACTTTCATTTAAACATGGGTGCAGATGATGAAGGTTTTATCGATAAAGCAAAAACAATTCAAAGAACCATCGGAGCAAGTAGTGATGATTTACGAATTTTGATTGCAAAAGGGTTTGTGATCCCATTTGATAGTGGTGTTGTTGTGATTCGACATTGGAGAATTCATAACTATATTAGATCTGACCGTTTCCAGTCAACGATGCACCAAGAAGAAAAGAAAAAAATTGATTTTGATGAAACAAAAATCGCTAATATCAAGGCTTTTCAAGATGTCATACCAGATGTCATACCAAATGGATACCAAATGGATACACAGGTAAGGATAGGTAAGGTTAGATTAGATAAGGTTAGATTAGATAAGGTTAACAACCATAACTATACAGAGGTTGATGATGTTGAACTTTCAGTTCCTATCAAAAAGAAACCACTCTCACAGATTTTGAAAGAAAGTGATATCAAAATCAACGACAGACAATCTCAAATACTAATTGAGTATATTGGACTAGATAACATGACAGTCGACATGATCCAGTATGCGTTTGAACTGACAGAGGACGCTGGAGCGAATAACTTTAATTATTTGAACAAGATTTTGAAATCTTGGAAAGAAAAAGGATTTACTTCTCTGGAAGAGGCACAAGCGGATAATAGAGACCACAAGCAAGGTAACAAGTCATCAGCAACAGGGAACATCCCAGATTGGTCATCTGAGCATCCAAAGAACCAGAAGAAGGAAGAAGAAAGAATTTTAACGAAAGAGGAGTTTTTGGCATTAGATGAATATGATTGATTATAAAAAAATCGCAACAGATCCAGCTAACTTTCAAGCGTTCAAGAGATTCTTCTTGCAGCGATTTAATACAGAATTAAAACGCAACGAATATCTCGCATATATCGAATTATGCGAGAATAACTCAGACTGGCATGTAAATCCTCTTGCCATGTGCGCATGGCGATTTAACAAGCCTGTCGATGTTATCTATGATAGATTTTTGGAAGGAGCGAGCAAGAATCATGTATAGCTTAAAGTATGATGACTGGCTTGCCACAGAGCCAGAACCTTATCGAGAAAAAGAAGTTGATGAAGACGCAGAATACGACCGATGGGTAGATGACAACTTATGACAAACGAATCAGATATCAGAGATTTACGAAATAAGTATTTTGAATTATGCAAGGATCTAGGCGAGATAATCAACGAGCAACAGGGTAAGATTCTCTCGCTTCAAAAACAAGTCAAAAGCCTAAAGCGTGAAAACTGGAATTTAAGAAAAACTAAAGGGAGAAGAAAATGACGAATATACCTTCAAACAAAGGGCAAAGTTATATCAGAGTTGAAATGTCGCCAAAACAAAAAGAACTGATTGAAGTTTTAGCTGAACTCGAAGGCTCTACGTCGAAAGACTTGCTGAACAGAGTAGTCGAGCGATTTATCGACAGCAATCTAGGGCTTATTGATGATTATAGAAACGGTTTGGACGACTTGAAACAAAATGCTAGACGCAGACTGTCAATGAAGATTTAAGGAGAGGAACAAAATGGCAACACTATATGAATTAACTGGAGTTTATCTACAAATCTATGAAATGGATATGGACGATGAAACCAAACAAGACACGCTAGAGAGCATCGACTGGAACGAGGACTACGAAAACAAAGTAGAAAACTACATCAAGGTCATGAAAAATCTGGATGCAGATATTGAAGCACGGAAAAATGAAATTGATCGCTTGAAAAAATTGAATGACGCTGACAAGTCGAAGAAAGAACGAATGAAAACAGATCTAGCGACTAGCATGGAGCTGACTGGACATGAAAAAGTTGACACAACGCTATTCAAGGTGTCATTCAGAAAATCAGAAGCCGTGGAAGTAGATGACTTTCTCCTTCCGGAAGCCTACAAGGTCGCAACGTGGAAAGCTGACAAGAAGCGATTGAAAGAAGACTTGAAAAATGGCCTTGAAATTTTGGGTGCTGAACTTGTCGAACGTAAGAATTTGAGTATCAGATAGGAATTTAGAAATGGTAGAAAAAAAACAAAGTATTTTTGAAAAATTGGCGAATATTCAAAATGAGTTGAAAGCGCCTAAAAATCAGTATAACTCTTTCGGTAAGTATAACTATCGAAACGCAGAAGATATTGAAGAAGCATTGAAGCCTATCTGTTTGAAATATCGTGCAACGTGCTTGATTTCAGAAGTAACGACTGAAGAATTGGCAAGCGAACTTATCACTAAAGTCACTGTTTCGCTCATGGATTGGGATAGTGAAAACGTGGTTACAGTTATCGGTCGAGCAAGGGAAGAACGCACAAAAAAAGGTATGGATGCTTCTCAAGTATCGGGCGGAGCACAAAGCTACGCTACTAAGTATGCATTAAGTCAAATGTTCTTGATTGACGATAGCAAGGATGCTGACACGGATGCCGATTATATCCAAAGTGGACGAGCAAACCAAAAGCAAGCCCCCGCAAAGAAGAAAGATGAACCCGTTATCTCGGTTGAAAAAGCAAATTACTATTTGAAAGAGATCGCTATTATCGCAGAAGCAAAAGGGAAAGAAGATGGTTCAATCGCTAAATGGTTCTTACAACATTTGAATGTTGCAGATTACAAGCAGATTAAACAATCGCAAGTAGAGCAAGCAGAAATGCTATTAGGGAAATTGAAAGGAAATTAATAAATGTTAAACAGTGTTGTACTTGTCGGGAGACTTACCAAAGATCCAGAATTACGTTATACCCCTCAAAATCAGGCTGTTGCGACATTCTCACTCGCTGTGAACCGTGATTTTAAAAACCAAAACGGAGAGCGTGAAGCAGATTTTATCAACTGCGTTATCTGGCGACAGCAAGCAGAAAATTTAGCCAATTGGGCTAAAAAAGGGGCTTTGATTGGAATCACAGGGCGGATCCAGACACGAAACTATGAGAACCAACAAGGGCAACGGGTCTATGTGACCGAAGTTGTAGCTGAAAAATTCCAGTTATTGGAATTTAACAAGCAGAATGATCAAAATCAAACACAGAGCCACGGCCAACAACCAAATTTTGGACGTAATGCGTCGATGCAAAGCAGTCCGATGGATATCTCGGATGATGATCTCCCATTCTGATGCCTATGACTTGGATTGAAGAACACTTTGCGAAAGAGTACCCAGAAATTAAGTCAATACAAGACATCTGGGATAAAGATGATTTAGGTGGATATCAGACACAGCGGTATTCAAAAAAGTTAAACAAAGTGATTATCACTAATGATTTGACCGCTATCAATAAGGATTTGAGATCAATTGGACTTACTCTTTCAGATTTTAACCAGCAACTAACTCTATTTTAAGGTGGTGAGAAATGATTGAATTAACTATACCTATCGAACCAAAACCCCAAACCCGCCCAAAATTTGGGCGAGGTGGGGCATACGAAGATCCAAAGATGAAGGCGTGGCGCAGATCAGCCACATACTTCATTAAAAGTCTATACAAGGGCGAAAAAATGCAAGGTTATCTTAAAACAGAAGTCACATTTTATCTTAAAGCCCCTCAAGTTGTATCAAAAAAGCCCACGCCTAAGGCAAAAGCTAAAACATGGGAGCGATACGAACGATTTATGAATGAGCAGATATACTGCGCTAAGAAGCCAGATCTTGACAATCTGGAAAAGGCAATATATGACAGCATTTCAGATGCCAACTGTGTTTGGTGGGACGATAACCAAGTTGTAGAGCATACAACAAGAAAGGTCTACTCACCAAATCCACGAATTGAAATTAAAATTAAAAAAAATTAGGAGAAATATACCATGAACAAAAAATTACTTTAGCAACAGCGCAAGGAGTAAGTGCAGATGAAGTACAGGGAACAGCTTTTACAAGAAATCGAACAAACGGAATCGCAGTTAAAGAAGCTGGAGGAAGCGGAAAAGTCCAAGATGCAAGAACGCAACCAACTGAACAAAGAAATTCTGAAAATCTTAATGAAGAAGCAGGAAGCGGAGAAGAAATTGAAAGAGAAGCAGGAAAACCTACGGGAATTACAAAGAATGGGGTTAGTATTCAAGTGACGAACTAAGATCCATTGCGGGTTATGTCGGTACAAGGCATGGAAAACCTCAGGAAGTTCGACTCCTTCTATAATCTTTGGGCGGGGACTCTCCTTATGAAACGATAAAAATCTCCTTATATTTTTTTGATACATTTTTAAAATCTATCGTCCCGCCCCGATAGTGGGCCAGTATTAGCGCAAACAGGATGGTGAGAGTCCATTCGCTGGTCATTGCTCACAATATAATACAGAAAGGTAGTCTTCTCTTTTTCTAAATTCACGGAGGGAGTGAGCACCCCTCCAAATTTTTAAAAAGAGTTAGGACGAAATATGGAAATCGATTTAATCAAACGATAAATTAGATTGGATAAAAAACGACTAGAAGATACAAGTAGCGACTTGTTGATACACATGAACATTGGGAGATCAGCGGTATTAGGACGCACGAGAGTGATTAAGGAAAGGATCAATAAAAACATTATGGCATTAGAAAAAGAATTAGTAACATTAACAAAAAAATGGTTTATCGACCGTGATTTAGAAAATGGTGGACGGTTAGACAAGCAATCTCTTAAATTGAGTGAAGAATTCGGAGAGTTATGTGCTGGATACCTCAAGCAGAATGAGAAGCTGACTAAAGACAGCATCGGTGATTGTGCGGTTGTGATTGTGGGATTGGCTCTTCTGATTGACGCAGATGTACACAGTATCTTTGAAAGAGCGAATGGTGTCATACGCAAAGAGGTGATGGAAAGTTTTAAATTGTTAAATGCAAACATTTCTGAATTTCAACTATCACAGGATTTAGCAAGTAAAGAAATGTGTCGTCATAATCTAGTACGTGCGGTAGCTTATCTTAAATCTATTAGCAAGGCGCTTGACTACGACTTCGCAGATTGCTTTGAGGTGGCATATAACGAAATCAAAGACCGTAAGGGTGAATGGATTGATGGAACGTTTGTTAAGGAGGAGGATTTGCCAAATGAATAAAGATAAAGTTTATTTAAAGGGCTATGTGATAGGGCGTGCTGCAGATACATTAGGTTATCATGGACTGATGGTTCAGCTTGAAAACTTGGATATTGTAGAAATTGATAAAAACCTTGTGCATAAAGGCATTAACGAACCGCAGAAAGTCACAGTACCGCAGTTTGTGGCTGATTGGTATGAGAAGAATAAGAATAATTTAGACTATAATATCTGGAATTACGTCTACGATTGGGAAGATCAAGAAGATGATGAATTCAGAAACTGGTTTAATAATTCAAAAGATGCATTTCAAACTCTAGTCAACATGCATCAGTTTGGCTGCACAGTCGGAAAAGAGAAACGGTATCTTGTGAAGCTAAAAGGTATGAACTCAGAATCTGAATACCTATACTACGGTACGGGATCGTGCACATGGAGATTTAGGGAAAAGAACGAAAGTGGGTACTTTAGAAAAAACCACACCAGAAAAGAGCTTGAAGTAGCTGGCTTTGGTGAAGTGTTTGACAGCCCATTGTTTGAAGTTGAGGAGGTGGAGTGATGATACAAACGCTTGAAGAAGGAATGAAGAATCAAAGTAAATGCATAAAAATCCCAAGGGAAATCAGACCGTTTGATATAGGGTATCGAATAGTAAATAAACACGGTCAACCACTTGCCTTAAAAAACGGAGCAAGTATATTCGCCTTACCTTTTCTAGCGGAAAAAGCCATAAAGAAAGAGTTTGGGAAAAATGATCCAGACTTTGATATCGAAAAATATTCCGTTGAAGAGGTCGCTATTGTGAACCTAAGTAAATTTCATAGTTGTTTTGAGGAGGTGCAAGATGATTCCGAAATTTAGAGCGTGGCTTGAAAAGAAAAAGAAAATGGTTGAAGTTAGGGTGATTGATTGGAATAATAGGGTAATTGATTCTTTTGCTCCATTCATCGAGATAGACTTTGATGAAGTCACCTTCATGCAATCAACAGGCCTCAAAGACAAGAACGGAAAGGAAATCTTTGAGGGGGATATAGTCAAAATGGCTAAGGATGTCTATTCTGACCTCACTTATTACGAAATTGTAAGGCATCGAGGAGGAGCATATCGTCTTGAATCTAACCAACACGGTTGTGAATTGTGGTTACGGCATACTAATTGTGAGGTTATCGGCAACATTTATGAAAATCCGGATTTGTTGGAGGTGGAATAAATGGAAAATTTAATGTTTTGGGGAATGTTCTTTGCTTGTTTGCTAATTTCAGCTATGACATTTTACATTATGTATTCTCAAGCAATGGTCAATAGAGATTTAGAAAGAAAATACTATGACTTAAAACAAGAAATTGTAAGAGTTTTTGGATGGGAAGAATATGACTGGGCAAATAATTTTAGGGATTATGCTCGCAAAGTTGATGGACTTATAAAGTTTAAAAAAGAAATTGAACAACTTGAAATTATCAAAAAAGCATTAGAAGTCAAAAGTTTGGAAGAATTGCGAGAGAAGAAAGAACATATTGAAAGTGTAATCAAAACACTAGAAAAATGAGGAGGTGGAATATATGGCGCTTGCATTAATGAGATATTCAATAAACGGCCAGCACGGAAATGGCAAGATTATCAATACTAACAATATTGAATCCATCTTTGAATTAGGTAACAAGATTAGACCTAAATTTAAAGTGTTTCTTATGAATGGTGAAGTATTTGATTTTAACCAACTTTATTATAAAAATGATTTTGTAAGTATTCACACAATAGAGCAACTTTACAAACTTTTATCAAAACTAGACAGCGGGAAAAACTAAAAGTAAGGGGAAAACATGAGTTTATTAGATATTATCTTCTTCATTCTTTGCGCTTTTTGGTCGGTTGGTTTTATTCTAGCTTGTCTTGTGGTGTTTAGTTCAAGGGGGAAGCATGACTAAAAAAGAAAATTTTGTATATCTGCTTTTTTTCATTGCTGTTTTTCATTTAATCGTGTTTGGTTTTAAAATTGTAAATCAAGACCAGGAAATTGAACGGCTTAAAGAACAGCCTAAAACGATTATTTATAAGGTTGATAATGCCGGGGGTATAATTGACCGAATCGGAACAATAACCGCTAAAAACGTCCTAGAAGGGCGCTATACGGTGACTATAAACGGGTATGGCAATTTCCTAGTAACTAAGGAACAATACGACAGCCTGAAAGTAGGAGATCCTATACCTGAATACTTGAAAGGAATTGGGAATTAGTGAGTAAAGTCTGCAAGTTGTAAAAGGCTTGTAGGTGGTTAGTGTATCAAAAAAAATAAAAAATAGAAAAGGAGGAACTCCTTTGAATGTAATAAATCTAAAAAGGGCGTCTGATACACGCGCCCTAAAATTAAAAAAAGCCGGCGAACTGTATTAAAACCGACTTCTTTTGTAAATCATGAAAAATAAATTATAGGAGTAACTATATTATAACATATTTTATAACAAAAAGGAGTTCGGGGGAATTGGTTAGTAAGGCACAGGAATTACTTGATGAATTGCAGAAATTGGACATTGACATTAAAAGCCGGATGGATGAAATCAATGAGTTGGAAGCTGGGCTACTATCAAGCCCGAAATTCCAAGTTGATAAAATATCCGGTGGAAAAGGCCGTAAAATTGACGACGTGTACACTCAATTAGTAGTTATGAAGGAAGCAATAGAGCAGGACACAACGGAAATTATTAACAGAAAGTTAGAATTGAGTAGGGTTATCAATAAGCTGAAAGATCCTAAACAAAGAACAGTATTAAGGCTTACTTATATTGTTAAAAAACACGTTTTGGATATTTGTAATGATCTGGACGGTATTTCAATACCGACTTATTACCGTTTGAAACGGTCCGCGATTGATGAACTGGATAGAATTATTAATGGTGATAACGTTTGATAGTTGACGGTATAGTTCAAATTTCATATATTTTCATTGTAAAGGCACGATTATATCAATGTGATAAAATGTTAGTATCAAGTAATAGGGGATAAAACAACAGCGTTTTATCCTTTTTTGTTTTAATTTTACCAGAAAGGAGCCAAAAGATTTTGGGAATGACGGAAAGGCAGAAAATTTTTGCGGATCATTATATCATTTCACTAAATGCTACGGAATCTTATAAGAAGGCGTATCCGAAAATCAAAAGTATAAAAACTGCTGAAGTAAATGGTAGTAAGTTACTAAGAAATACTAAGGTAAAGGCCTATATAGATGAACGGCTTGAAAAGCTAAAATCTGAACGCGTCGCGGATCAACAAGAGGTATTAGAATTTCTTACTTCTGTTATGCGTGGTGAAGTCACTGAACCGCTTTTGGTCCTGGACGGTGAAGGTTATCAAAGAATTGTGGACGCCAAACCATCAGTAGCAACTAGACGGGCTTCTGCGGTTGATTTAGGTAAACGGTACGGCTTATTTGTGGATAGACAGGAAATCACTCAACGGGTGGTAGAAATTGAACTAGGTAGCTGGGACGATGAAGAAACCACAGATTAAAATAAAAATTAAGAATCCAAGCCGGGTTTTTAATAAGCACATTTATGATAAGCTAACCGACTATAGCACCTTCACAGAAATTCACTACGGCGGGGCTTCCAGCGGGAAAAGTCATGGAGTAATCCAAAAAGTAGTATTTAAGAGCCTTCAGGCTTGGAAATATCCAAGGAAGGTTCTTTTTTTGCGGAAAGTTGGATCAAGTGTTTACGATTCTATCTTTGAAGATGTTAAACAATGCTTGGAAGCCTGGGGCCTGCTTGGTGCTTGTAAGGTTAATAATTCCGCTTATCGGATTGAATTACCAAACGGCGCCCAATTCATTTTCAAAGGGTTAGATAACCCGGAAAAAATCAAGTCTATTAAAGGTATTTCCGACGTAGTAATGGAAGAAGCTTCTGAGTTTACCCTGGACGATTACACACAGTTAACCCTACGGCTACGGGATAAGAAACACCCTAACAAGCAGATTTATTTGATGTTTAACCCGGTGTCCAAGGTTAATTGGGTATATAACGCCTTCTTTGTCAAAAAGCCTAAAAATACTGTTATCTATCAAACGACTTACAAAGATAACAGGTTTTTAGATGAAGTCACCAAGGAAAACATTGAGGAACTAGCTGACCGGAACGAGGCTTATTATAAAATCTACGCCCTGGGCGAGTTTGCGACACTAGACAAGCTTGTATTTCCGAAATATAAAAAACAGCTACTTAACAAGGAAGAACTAAAGCATATTCCTTCAGACTTTGGCCTTGACTATGGTTTCATAAACGACCCTAGCGCTTTTATGCACGTTAAAGTGGATGAAGAAAACAAGCGTCTATATATTTTGGAAGAATACGTAAAAAAAGGCCTTACGAATGACAAGATAGCTGAAGCTATCAAGGCCCTGGGTTACTCAAAAGAAATTATTAGGGCTGATAGTGCTGAAAAGAAATCAAACCAGGAATTAAGGAACCTAGATATTCCGCGGGTGATTGATGTTATAAAAGGCCCTGGGTCAGTCATGCAAGGGATCCAATATATTCTACAATATGAAATCATTGTTGATGAAAGGTGCGTAAAAACCATTGAAGAGTTGGAAAACTATACTTGGAAGAAAGACAAGGCAACTAATGAATATATCAATGAACCCGTGGATAGTTATAACCACTGTTTGGACGCTGTACGCTATGCGGTACAAGATAGAATTTTCCAAAAGAAAAAAGAATTGGATGTTAATAAGACGATTTCCAAAGTAAATCGCTTGTTTAGAAGGTAGGTTAAAAGATGGATCATGTAAACGAATTTGAACACGGTTTGGATATTGAAGTTTCAACCCGTAACGATAGCTTGCAATTTAATAGGCTAGCTAACGAACAGTTTAGATATTCTTCCGCTGAAGAATTGCTAAACAAACCGGAAGGAAAAAAAGCCTTCCGGGATATGCTGACAGCGTTTTTTGACTATCAGAAGCAACGCTTACGGATTTTAGGTTCTTATGCTAGAGGTGAAAATTACAGTATTTTAAGTGGTAAACGCCGGCTAGATAAAGAGAAAGCAGATTACCGAGTAAGGCACCGCTGGGGTGGTTATATTTCCGGTTTTGCTACTTCCTATGTTATCGGTAACCCGGTAACAGTTGGAATCATGGAAGGCGGAAATAAAGACCAATTACAAACGATCAAAGAAATTGAATGGAATAATGACATTAACGCCCTGAATAGCGATTTAGCTTTTGACGCTTCCGTCTATGGCCGGGCCTATGAATACCACTTCCGGGATCGTGACAATATGGATAGGGTGGTTTTAATTAGTCCCCTTGAAATGTTTGTGGTCCGTGACTTAACGGTTGAACAAAACATTATTTGTGCTGTACACCTTCCAATTTATAATAATCGGGTTAATATGACAGTTTATACTAGTGATCAAGTGATTAAGTATAAACCATTTACTTCTTACAGCCCGCGCCTAGTTTTGGATGAAGCGACCAAACACAATTATAATGATATCCCGGTGGTTGAATGGTGGAATAACCGCTACCGTATGGGTGATTATGAAAGTGAAATCTCCCTAATTGACGCTTACGATGCTAGCGAATCAGACACCGCTAACTATATGAGTGATCTCAATGACGCTATGTTATTAATTAAGGGTGATTTGGAAGCTATCGGGGCAACGGCTGACAATGTTGCCAAAATGAAGGACGCAAACACGCTACTACTTCAAACAGGAATTAGTGCGAATGGTCAACAAACGACAGCGGACGCCGGTTATATCTATAAACAATACGACGTACAGGGGACGGAAGCTTATAAAAACCGTTTGGCGAATGATATTCACCGTTTCAGTCGTATTCCTAACCTTGAAGATGATCATTTTAATTCTACACAGTCAGGAATTGCCTTACTTTATAAGATGATTGGGCTGGAACAAGTCCGAAAAGACAAGGAAACTTACTTTACTAAGGCTTTGCGCCGTCGTTATGAGTTAATCAGTAACATTCATAAGGCCGTGAATGGTCCTAAAATCGAAGCTGACAAGCTAACTTTCACTTTCCACCCTAACATTCCACAAGATGTTTGGACGGAAATAAAAGCCTTTATCGAAGCGGGCGGGGAAATCTCACAGGAAACTCTCCTTAATAATGCAAGTTTTACGGATTTTGAAACGGAAGTCGACCGAATCAAGAAAGAGGAAGGCGCAAGCGATCTTGAACGTCATTTTAAAGTAGGTGAAGCGGATGAACTTGAAAATAGCGGACAATCGGAAGTATAATGCCGAACGTAAGGCCCAAAGCGCCTTAATGAAGCGGGATTTAGAGCGTGAAAGGATCCTGACAGAACTCTATCAGGAATCTTATGATAGGTTACAAAGCAAAATAGACCGCTTTTACATGAATTATGCGGGGCGTGAGGGCTTGACTAAACAGGAAGCAATGAAACGCGCTGACCAAATGGATGTGACTAAGTTCAATCGTAAGGCTTACAAGGCAGTTAAGGAAAAAGATTTCAGCCCTGGCACGAATGAATGGCTAAGGGTTTATAACTTAAAGATGAAAGTAAGCCGGCTGGAACTTTTAAAGGCTGAATTAGACTTGGAAATTCAAAATCTGACAGCGGAAACTTATGAAATGTTTGATAAGGCCCGTAGGGATGAAATACTAAGCGAATTTAAGCGCCAAGCGGGGATTTTGGGTAATTCGTCCACGGGAGTGAAAAAGCGCCTAGAAGCGATTTTAGACGCAGATTTTTACGGTGAATCTTTTTCTAATCGTGTTTGGGGTAAGACAGGCTTACAGCAAACCTTACAAAAAGACGTGTTCGCTTCCTTGAACCGTATTTACACCGACATGATGGGTTACAAAGAAGAACGGAAAAGGCTTGCTAAGAAATACGGGACAAGTCAAGCGAACGCGGAACGGTTGATAAAAACCGAAATAGCCCGGATCAATGCGGACACACAAAGAGAAATGTTAGTGGTCAATGAGTTTACACATTTTATTTTTGTGGCTGAACCTGGGGCGTGCGAAATATGCGCGCCTTTGGACGGGAAAGCTTTCCCGGTTGATGAACTTGAAAAAGGCGTGAATATGTACCCCATGCACCCTAATTGTAGGTGTTCGGGCTATGGACATATTGAACTAAAATACAAAGACGGTAGAAGCACTTTAAACGATTTTAAACTTAACAAAGAAGATGAAATTTAGAATTTCACCTTCTTTTTATTTTGTCCAAACCGTGCTAAATGACGTTAAAAGTTGCATGAGTTCGGGGGGGTTGCCCGTAAAAGCGTAAAGAAAGGAGCCTAATAATGGCAGAAGATCAAAACACACAGGCGATTGAACCACAATCACCGGAAACAGTTGAGGAAAAGGCTAGCAATCCGACACAGGAACCGGAAAAGATGGTATCAGTCGCAGAAATGCAACGACGCTTGAAATCTATGGAAGAAAAACATTCCAAAGATACAGCGGAAGCAATTTCAAAAGCCTTGGAAAAATACAAGGCAGAAAGCGAACTTACCGGGAAAGAATTAGAAGAGTACCGACGTAAGGAAGCTGAAGCAGAAAAGCAAGCTTTACTTGATAAGATCGCAGGGCTTGAAAAAGAACAAACCAAGCGGGAATTGACAGATGAAGCTATTAAAACACTTTCTAGCCGGAAACTCCCGGTTAATGATAAAGTGATTTCTTTTGTTGTTAAAGATACCGCTGAAGGTACTTTACAAGCTATTTCAGACCTTGAAAGTATTATTAGTGAAATCAAGGCTGAATATTCGCAATCGGAACCCCCTAAGGTATCGTCAGAATTTAGCGGGGCCGAAAAATCAAACAAAGGGGACATTTTCCGAAAATCCCGAATCATTAAATAAAAACACACCTTAAAGGAGAATTTTAAAATATGACAGTACAAACTTTTAACCCTGAAAAAGTATTGGTTTCAGAAAAGAAAGACGGTACTTTTACCAAAAAAATGACAGATATCATCATGAAGGATGTCGCTGAAAACTCCGTAGTAATGCAACTTGGACAATATCACGAAATGGACGGCTTGCAAGAAAAAACTGTTTACGTTCAAACAGATGGCGTTTCTGCTTACTGGGTAAATGAAACAGAAAAAATCAAGACTGATAAGCCTGAAGTGGTTCCTGTTTCTTTGAAGGCTCACAAATTGGGTATTATCTTGGTTGCTTCCCGTGAAGCCCTTAACTATACATGGGAAAAATTCTTTGAAGATATGAAACCGCAGATCGTGGAAGCTTTCTATACTAAGATTGATGAAGCTGGGCTTTTGGGACATGAAACACCATTCGCTAATTCAGTTGCTAAATCTGCAAAAGACGCTAGCCAAGTCGTGGTTGGTCCTATCAACTATGAAAACCTTCTTAAGTTGGAAGACAAGCTTTATGAGGCTGACATCAACCCTAATGCTTTTGTATCTAAGATTCAAAACCGTTCCGCTTTGCGTGAAGCCCGTGACGGCGACAAGAAAACAATCTACGACAAAGCAACTAATACCATTGATGGTATTACTACCGTAGATTTGAAATCTAAACAATTCAAGAAAGGCGACCTTTTGGCCGGTGACTTTAACAGCTTGATTTATGGTGTACCTTACAACATCAACTTCAAGATTTCCGAAGAAGGCCAAATTTCAACCATGAAGAACCAAGACGGTACACCAATCAACCTATTCGAGCAAGAAATGGTAGCTGTTCGCGTTACTATGGATATTGCTGTAATGGTTACTAAGGCAAACGCGTTTGCTAAATTGACCGCTAGCGCTGAAAACGTCTAATCAAATTAGAAAGGGGTAGTCAATGGCTTATATTGTAACCCGTAACATTATCGACACCAAAGATAATAACCGCTTTTATGAAGTGGGTGACCACTATCCACGCGCTAATTTCACAGTGTCAGGCGCACGAATTGCCGAATTGATTGAAAAAGGTGTGATTGTTGCTGAAGGTAAAGAACCAGCACCAGCACCAGCACAAACCGAGGAAGTGGCACCGGCTGAAGAAGTTGAAGAAACTGAAAAACCGGTTGAAAAATTGAAGGTGGCAGAATTGAAAGAGTTACTAGATAGCGCTGGCGTGGAATATGAAGCAGACGCCAAAAAAGCGGATCTAGTAGCTTTGGCCCAAACTATCGAAGGGAATTAAAAGATGGAAGAAGCCCAACTAGCAAAAATTAAACGTCGGTTGGGTATCGACCCTTCCGACAACTATGAAAATGATTTGTTGAGTGATTTAGTAGAGGACGCTGAAAGCTATTTTAAAGGACTAACCGGCACGGCAGAAATCGCTAGTAAGTACAATTTTATGATTGAAAACGTGGTGTATAAGCTGTACGGGCGTAAAGGTTCCGAGGGTGTAACGTCTGAAACGGTTGACGGTTATTCCGTGACATATCAGGATTGGGATAACCTATTTAAACCTTATATGGCTATTCTTAACAAAGATTTTGGCCTAGACGGTACACAGCGAGAACGTGGAAAGGTGTATTTCCTATGAAAACACCACACCGAATTACCCTGATTTGTGGAGGGCGTAAGAAATACAATCCGGAAACAGATAAATATGAAACACAAGCAAGAAAAACCGTTACGGTCCCTTGTTTGGTTAACAAAGTCAGTCAGTCTAAAGTGTTTGAAAACTACGGAAACCGGACAGATACAGTGATTATTTGTAGGTTTCAAAAAGAACAAGCGCCTTTTACACAGGCCGTTTATAAACGTGATACCTATGAGCCTATCGAAGCAATCGACGCGCCAATTAAAGGGGCTGTACGGTTGAAGAAAGTAGGACCTTTTGGGCGTTAACATTAAATGGCACGGTATAGAGAAACTGACAATGACAATTTCAAACGCTCACCCGAACGCTGTTAAACAATCTTTGGAAGTCTTGAGAAACAATGGCGAACGTGGCAAGGCAGTAGCAAAAAGAAAAGCGCCGGTTGATACAAGCTTTTTAAAGAATCACATAACAACGACTTATCAGGGCATGGAAGCACATATACACGCTGAAGCCGGTTATGCCGGTTATCAGGAATACGGCACCCGGTTTCAACCAGGAACGCCTTTTATGCGTCCAATGATCCAGGAAGTCCAACCACTATTCCAGGAAGATATGACAAACGTAATGAAGGGGGTTTTTAAATGACGCCAAACCATGAATTATTCAGATTGATTTATCAGATGGCGGAAGCAAGGGAAAAAACCTTTGACTTTTTGCCCGAAGCTGGGACACAATACCCCTTTATCTATATTGGTGAAAATAACGCCCTAGAAAGCCCGAATAACGACCTTTTCGGTGAGGTGGGTCAAACGGTCCACATTTACGCTGAAAGGACACAGCGGAATATTTTGGACGATATTACAGCCTATTTAGAAACGAATATCAAAAACATTTCCGGGAAGTGGGAATATCACTTACAGCATACTAGCACTAACAAACAGATCATACCAGATAATACAGATGTCCGGCCTTTGCTTCATGTGGTCTTGGATGTCTCTTTTACTTATACTAAGAAGGAGAAAAACAATTAATGGCAGAATTAATGCAAGGTAAAGATTATATCGCGTTTTTCCGACGCGTTAAAGATCAAAAGAAACAAGACGCCGGAAAAGTAAGATTCCAAACAGAATTGACTTTGAACGCTGAAAAAGAAGTTGAAACCACAAAAACCAAGGATGGAGTTGTAAACTCTGTTTCTGACGGTGAAACTTCAGGGGAATTTACTTCACTTGCTTACCGTGAAGATAAAGACACGGTGAATATGTGGAAAGAAATGCGCCAATGGTTCCGCAATACCGACAAGGTAGAAGTTTGGATTGTGGACCTAGCAAGCAAGCGTGAAGATCAAGGGAAAGAAAAATACGACGTGGAATACTACCAAGGATTCTTCAAAAACTTTGAAATTTCCGCACCGGCAGATGATAAGATTGAACTTACTTATGAAATGGCAATTGATGGAAACGGGGTAATCAGTACAGATACACTCACAGAAAGCCAAAAATCCGCTATTAATAAGGCACAGTATGAATACCATACTTTGGCTAAAGAGGGCGAAGGTACAGGGCTACCAGCCTAATTTTCAGGGGCTTTGATAGCCCCTTATTTTCTTAATTTTTTGAAGGAGAAAAACATACATGATTTTAA